GAGATCCCGTGTTGACATGGTGCGCGTCAAATCTTGTGCCGAGGACGGACGCGAATATGAATATGGCCCCGGACAAAAAGAGAAGCGCAGAAAAGATTGACGATATGACTGCTCTTTTAATGGCCCATGGGATTTTAATCGGGCAGGAGACAAACGAAGACGGGGATTTCGATGATTTTATCAACAACCCGTTATCAATAGCGCAATAAGATTTATTGACATAAATTATAAATAGTATTATAGTTATGGGTAAAAGGAGGCCGATTGCTTAGATCAATAATAAATTATTTCACTGGGAGCGGCAGCCGTCGTGATCAGGGTGTACAGAATTTGACTCCTGCTTCCGGGAGGATGACGACAAAGACCGTAAATGATGATACGGCTTTGCAGATTTCTTCCGCTTTTGCTTGTGTCAGGAGAACGGCGGAAGTTATGGCTTCTCTTCCTCTGCGGTTCTATTCCGTCAAACGCAATTCTTCCGGACGTATCGCAAGCCGGAAAGTTGTTACAGACCACCCGTTGTATCGTCTCCTCAGGTGGAAACCCAACCGTTATCAGACTCGGACTGAGTTTTTTGAGAGTATTTATTATCAGCAGGCTTTTAGGGGAAACGCATATTCTCTCATCGAGCGAGATTCTTCCGGGCAGATCATATCTTTATTGCCGTTGATGACTTCCCAGGTGGAGACGGTGTTAAATGCCGACGGCAATGTTGTTTACAGGTATTATTCATCGGGGTTAGTTAATACCTTCACCGCCGATAATATTTGGCATCTAAAATTGTTTGGGAATGGGATTGTTGGATTATCGCCTCTTGACCAAGCAAGGAATAGCCTCGGTATTTCAATGGGCGCGGAAGAAAGCGTCAACCGCCTGGCGAACAGCAATTTTAAACAGGGTGGTGTTTTGTCTGTTGACCGGATATTAAAAAGTGATCAACGCTCCGCAATAAAAGCAAATTTTAACGACATCGCCAGCGGCAAAGAGGAAGCCTTGAAAGTCCTCGAGGCTGGAATGAAATTCACGCCGACATCGATGTTGCCCAAAGACGTGCAGTTGTTGGAGAGCAGAAAGTTCCAGCTTGAAGATATTTGTAGATTCTTTGACGTCCCCCCAGTATTGATACACGATATGTCTTCCTCGACGGTGTGGGGATCGGGGATCACCGAGATTGTCCGTGGGTGGTATAAACTCGGTCTTGCTCCGTATCGCTCACGGATGATAGACAGTATCCAGACGCAGTTGTTGGGTATCGCGGAGAGAGAAACAATAGAGCCGGATTTTGATATTGACGAGTTGTTACGCGGCGGAGAAAAAGAAAGATACGAGGGGTATCAGATAGCCATAAGAAGCGGAGTTATGACCCCTAATGATTGCCGGGAGCAAGAGGGGCTTCCACCTGATCCGGCTGGGGATAAATTATTTATTGATCAGCAGTTGATTTATCTTGAGGATGGAGGAAGAAAGAATGAAACAAAAACACCTGCCGCTAAAGTTTGAGGGACTTAATTTTTCTCACAGCAAGATCGAGGATGGTATTCTTGCCCGGTGGGATAAGACAATCTTCGCCGAGAATAAGGAAGATTCCGCGTCTATTGACATTTTTGACGTCATCGGAGAAGACTTCTTTGGCTCCGGATTCACCGCGAAGAGAATGTCTGCCGCTTTGCGCTCTATCGGAGATGAGAACGATGTCGTGGTAAACATCAACTCCCCCGGAGGGGATGTCTTCGAAGCCGCTACGATATATAACTTGCTTGCACAGCATAAAGGCAATGTTACTGTCAATGTCTTAGGCCTGGCTGCGTCTGCGGCTTCTGTTATCGCTATGGCCGGAGATCATATCAAGATCGCGCAGAACGCCTTTTTGATGATACATAACGCCTGGTCTTGTGTCTGCGGGAATAAAAATGATTTACGTCAAGCCGCGGATACACTTGAACAGTTTGACAAATCTGTTTTGGCTACTTATTCCGCGAGGACGGCTCTCGATGAAAAAAAGATAGCCAAGATGATGGATTCTGATACTTGGATCGGGGCCAGTGATGCCGTTGAATTCGGTTTTGCCGATGAAATAATCCAGGCAAAATGTGATCCTGATAAGAAAGATGATAAAAAAACTAAGGCACAGGCAAGACGCACGATAGAAATGGCGCTTGCCCGTGAGGGATTTTCCCGCAAAGAGCGGGAAGACGTCTTCCAGAGGGCCGGTGTGCGCGATGCAACCGAGCCTGTCCAGCGTGATGCGGACGCGGAAGCGTGGGGTAAACTGATCGAAACAATGACGAGTTAAAAAAGGAGAATCAATATGAACCCGGAACAGTTAAAACAAGCGTTTGACGAGTTTAAGACGGCACAACTTGCGGCAAATGAGGCTGTGAAAGTAATGGTCAAGGAGCAGGAAAAAGGGACGAAAGAAGGCCTTGCCAGTGCCGTAGCTTTGGCGGAGAAAGCGGCAAGAGATGTGCAGGTCTGTGCCGACAAGATCGTCGCTATGGAACAGAAACTCACCCAGAAGATTATCGCCGGGACAGAAGCTCCAAAAACTTTTGGCCAGATTCTTGTCGAAGACCCAGCGTATAAGGCCTTTGCTTCCGGACAGACGCAGAAGTGCCGCATAACGCTTAAAAACGGTTTCTCGGCACAGAACAACACAATCACGGGTCAGAGCGGAAGTCCCGCCGCGAATGTCGACACGCTGGTTCCGACAGATCGTCGTCCGGGAATAATTCCGGGAGCGTTCCGCGCTTTACGGGTGAAAGACCTGATCCCCCAGGGAACCACAATCAGCAACTTGGTGCAGTTCACCAGAGAACTGGTGTTTACTAATAACGCCGCAGAAACCGCCGAGGGGGCGACTAAGCCGGAAAGTATCCTCACCTTTGAGGACTATTCCGCGCCCGTTGTTACCATCGCGCATTGGCTGAAAGTTTCCAGGCAAGTAAAGGACGACGCGCCAGCATTGATCGCGTACATAGAGAACCGGTTGCGTTACGGCGTTGATCTGCGAGAGGAAACACAGATTGTCGCGGGGAACGGCGTCGGCCAGAATCTGATCGGGATGCTGACCTCTCCTAATTACACCGCGTTTACTCCTACGTCCGGAGACACCGAGATCGATTCGTTCAATCGCGCAATCCGTGCGCTTGACGACGCTTCTTACCCGGCGACCGGAGTGATCCTGAACCCTGTTACCTGGGGCGGTATTGAAAGGTTGAAGGATGAGAACAAAAACTATCTCGTCGGGTCTCCGTTCGGGGCGATTGTGCCTACGATCTGGGGTAAACCGATAGCGTTGACGTCGAGTATGACCGCGAGCAAACTTCTCGTGGCCGCATTTGACATCGCGTTTTTGTATCTGACGAGAGCGGAAACCGTCGTCGAGATGTCGGAGAGCGACGATACCAACTTTCAGCAGAACCTGATCACGATCAGAGCCGAGAAGCGCGGAGCGTTAGGTGGGTTGAGACCTGCATCCGTTCTTTACGGTGATCTGACCGTCTAACCGAAAGGAAAGTTATGAAAATTATCGCCAAACGTCCGTTCATCAGTTCGCGAGTTGGGATAGGTAATGTCCCGGAGGGACGGGTGTTGGACATAGACGATAATTATGCTAAGTCGCTTATCAAGGCGGGGCTTGCGGGAGAATATCCCGCAGCCCCCGCCTTGAAAGCGGTTAATAGACCGTCTTTTATCTCCCCCGTCGGGGCGAATGCAGGGAATGGGGGATCATTGCCTCCGGCCCAAGCCTCACAGAGGCAGACTGCGAGAAACTCAAGGAATGGCGCGAGAAGGACAAGAGCCGCAAGGTAATTGTCGTCAACACGTCATACAAGTCTGCGTTATGGGCCGATATTCTTTACGCCTGCGACGGGGAATGGTGGGACGCGTATATTGCGGACATCTTGTTGCGGTTCAAAGGCGAGTTGTGGACGCAAGATTTTCCCGCCTCCGGTAAATACGGATTAAACAGGATTGAGGGTTCCGGTGCCGCCGGATTGGGGCGCGATAAGGTACATTACGGGGCGAACAGTGGGTATCAAGCGATCAACCTGGCGTATTTGTTTGGGGCCAAGAAGATGATTCTTTTAGGGTTGGATTGCAAAAGAGGCCCTAACAATGAAAGTCATCACCACGGCGATCACCCTGGGAAGATAAACAAGGATATGCCAATTAAACTTTGGATAAATAATTTCACCAGGTTAGCCGAAGATTTAAAATCCGAAGGCGTGGAGGTGATAAACTCCACTCGTGATACCGCGTTAAATTGTTTTAACAAAGTCAAACTCGAGGACGCATTATGTTTAAGCTGATAACCGCTCCGAGTGAAATAATAACCGTCGAAGAGGCCGCAGAGTTTATGCGCGCAGAATTTTCCGCATCAGAAGAGACACTTATCGAAACGTTTATCACCGCCGCAAGACAGATGTGCGAGGAATATCTTTTTCGCAGAATAGGCGTGCAGACGGTCGAGTATAGGGAAAAGGGTTTTCCGTATCCCGGCGCTCCGATTGTCCTCCCCGCGCCTCTTATCTCCGTAACATCAATAAAATATCTCGATGGCAGCAACGTTGAACAGACGCTTGACGCTTCTGATTATCTTGTAAGCGATTCAGATCCAGGAATGATATTTCCCGTGAACTCGTGGCCGGATACTTCTCTCGTCGGTGATTCTGTAAGAGTGGTTTTTGTGGCTGGTTATAGCGATCCCGGAGAAAGTCCTATGCAGTCCGAGGCATTGCCGCAGACGATAAGAACGGCAATGCTTATGCAGATTGCAGACCTTTACGAAAACCGGGAAGCACAGACGGAGAAGCCTTTAACTGCAAATCAAACTTTGGTCAACCTTTTGTCTACATATCGCTTAGAAATGGGGATATAGTGCAATCAGGAAAACTTAACAAACGTCTTGTTATTTCACAACTTGTTACGGGCTCCCCTGCTGTCAATTCCGTAGGAGAACCAAATACATCCTGGGAAGAACTTGATACAGTATGGGCGGCGATAGAACCGGTTTCGGGGCGTGAATTCTGGGCGCAACAGCAGGTGCAGAGTGAGGTGACGGTGAAGATCCGCATTAGGTATCGCTCTGACGTATCGGTCGGGATGAAGGGGGAATGTGCAGGCAGAACGTATCTTATCCAAAACATCATTGACCCATTGGAAGCACATCGCGAACTGTTATTGATGTGTTCGGAGGGCGTGATCAATGTCTGATACTTTTACGGTCAAGATTGAAGGGCTGAAAGAACTTGAGCAAAAAATGATCAGTCTTGGCCCTGAGATAAGCAAAAAAGCGTTGCGAGGCGCTCTTGTGGCCGGTGCTGTCGTAATAAGAGAAGAGGCAAAGAGGCTTGCTCCTATAAATACCGGTAGGTTGCGCCGGGCGATGTATATAAAAAGAATGCCTAAAACAAACCCTCTTGCGGAACAGGTTATTTTCGGGGTAAGGCACGGGCGAAAGATGATAAAGCGTAATCTCGACGCTTATTATTGGTCTTTCCTTGAATTCGGGACAAAATTTATTAAGAGGGGGGAATTCATTCAAAACGCTTTTAAGCACAAGCGAAATGAAGCTCTTCGGAGATTTAAAGACGTCCTCGCTAAAAAAATATCAACCCTGGTTAAAGGAAAAGTATGATACAAATTGACGTCTATACGACGTTGTCGGAAAGCACGGTCGTTACCGATATAGTGTCGTCGAGAATATATCCGGGAGAATTACCGCAGAAGGGGATTGTCCCCGCAATCGCATATACTGTCCCTGATATAACGCCAATCCGAAGCTTGGGCGGTGAGAGCGGGCTTGATTACGCGACAGTAGAGATAACCTGCTGGGCGAAGTCGTACCTATCCGCTCATCTTTTAGCGGCCGCAGTAAGAGCGGCATTTGCTGAAACAGGGACGGGGAATGTCGCTGATGATTTGCAAGACACCAGGGACGAGGAAACAAGAAATTACGGCGTAATAATGTCGGTGCGCGTATGGTCTGAATCAAACGTCAACAGGAGCGCTACTATGGGACAAGCTGTTTTTACCGGGGACGGAGTAACTACTGATTTCCCTCTCCCAAGCGGTGAGAAATTCCGGGAAGGGACTTTGCTGGTGTTTTTCAACGGGCGCCTGGCTAAAAAGGGCGTGGAGGGAGACTCGACGGCTGCATATTGGGAAAAGACCACATTAGACGGCTTTGTATTCAGGACAGCGCCGCAAGGAGGGGATTACGCCGATGAAATTCTCGCATTTTACGAAAAGAATTAAACTCGCTCTTATTTTTTTATTATTTCTCCCGTGTCTTTTATTCGCCGATTACCAAATCAAAAGCGATGACATCAGGGTTAAGACGACAGATTTCTCCGGGAACTTGTCGTCTGCTGATTCGACCGTGCAGAAAGCTCTGGATACAATTGACGGGTTGGCTATTTCTTCTATTACCTACCCTGGGGCGGGGATCCCCTTATCTACCGGTTCCGCCTGGGGGACGTCCATAACAAACAATTCCGTCAACTGGGATACCGCGTATAGTTGGGGAAATCACGCCAGCGCGGGGTATGAATCAACGTCCAATAAGGTATCATCACTATCCGGCAGTTCCACGGATGCACAGTATCCGGGAGCGAAGCTGGTCTATGATCAACTGGCGGGAAAACAGGCAACTCTATCGGAAGGCACAGACTATCTCAATAAGACGCATCTTGACGCGGCTTACTTAGGGATCACTGCCACCGCCGCAGACAGTGCCAAACTTAACGGCCAGTCGGCATCATATTACTATCCAGCGAGTAATCCGTCCGGTTATATATCTTCTCTTGCCGGGGCCGTCTTGACAGACCAGACCACGGGGCAGACCATAGGCGATACAGACCACCGGTTGACTAAACTCTGGGCCACGGATATTACAGCGACAAATGCCATTTCCGGGAGTGTTACCGGCAATGCCGGCACGGTTACAAACGCCACTCTAACGACATCCCTGACTAACAACGGCGGCGCAGGTGTGTTGACTTGGCCCGCCACAGGCGCGACCTTGACAATTCCAACAGGAGGCGGCACGCTGGGTAGTGCGGCGTTTACTGCTTCAACTGCCTATGATGTAGCAGGCGCGGCGGCCGCGGTTACTCCGACTTCGTTGGGGCTTGTTATAGGGACAAATGTCCAGGCTTACGACTCCGATTTGACCACTTGGGCGGGAATTACTCCGGCAGCAGGAATAGGGACATTTCTCGCCGCTCCGTCGAGTTCTAATTTGTCCTCCGCTCTCACCGACAAAACCGGTACCGGCTATTCAGTATTTTCCGATTCTCCTATCTTCACCACTAAAATCACGACTCCTTACGTCATCGGTGGCACAGGCACGACATCCGATCTCTCGTTGCAGACAACATCCGGCGTAGGCGCAACAGGCGCGGATATGCACTTCCTCGTCGGGAACAACGGCGCAACGGAAGCGATGACG